GCGTAAACCTGACTTAATATTATCTGTAGCGTTAGTTAAAAAACCTTTTGGCTCTGCAACTGCACTTGTAGGTTCAAAGCCTCCTGCAAATGGGTCATATCCGCCAGGAGTAGATATTCTTTCCGGTGTAAAGCTAGGAGCTAATCCTTGGTCATATACATTTCTAGCTTGAAAACCTTCTCCAACTCTAAATTGGTTTGGTTGTAAGTTTTGAGTTACATTGCCTGTTGCACCAAACGTTTGCCCCTGTGGCGTATACATACTTATACCTTGAGTACCTGACATTTGTGGTACGTTTGTAGCATAAGCTTTTGTCATGTCTGTACCAGCTTCTAAACCTTTAGATGCTATTTGGTCTGTAGCTACATCATCAGCTACATTAGCAGCTGTGCCTGCTAAGTCTGGATTACCAAAATTTTGTATAGACCGACCTAAACCGGCGCCTCCAACACCTCCAAGACCTCCCATGACTAAGCTTCCTAAGTCGGTATCTCCTTGAATGGCTTTAGTTGTAGCACCAGCTAGAAATGGCGTAGCATATTTAGCCATAAACCCACTACCAGGAACAAAGTAATTAGCTGCAGCACCCGCTGCCATTGGTAGTAAGGAGCCTAAAAAGTCACCTAAAAACGCTTCAGGCATCCCTGTATCTGGGTTGATTGTAATGTCGCCGCCGTTGGCTCTTGATATAGCCGTGAGTTGTGCTACCTCGTCAGGACGCATATGCATCAACGTAGTATCACCATATCTGCCTAATGAGGCTATGCCTTGTGCTTGTTTTTTAGAGTCCATAAATTTAACCTATTATTAAGTTGTATAATACCATTAAATGTGTTAGTTTTAAACCTTTATTCACGTCCAATATACTGAATTACCCCATAAGATGAAGGTATCTCAGGGTGTGCATAAGGACTTGTTTGTACTGGTGACGCTTGTAAAAATATACCATCTTGTACCCCAGATATAAACGCTTTTTCCGTTGCCCAATATAATGCAAAATTGTCACCTGCAGTAGATGCCCAAGATACAAACGAAGCCATTATACTAAATGTATAGACTCCTGCACTTTTTCTAGCTGGTATTGTAAATTTAGTCGCTGAATCTGCTACATCAACGTTATTAACTCGTAACCAAATCACAGCATCTAAGGCTACGTTTTCTGTATTCACACCTTGCAATCTATATCCAATCTTATAAGTCCCATCATAATTTGCAGTGGCAGTGTTATCTAAATTTAAAGTAAACCCTGCTATATCCGGTGCATTGTTCCACAATACTTTAGTTGGCGTATCATCAGTCGTATATTGACTAGCATCGTAGTAAGCAACAATATGGGGGAAGTCAATATTAGCCCCGCCCTGTCCAATTAATATCTGCTCAAAGCCTGAGTCAACTTGGTTAAAATATAGTCGCAACTGATTACGAAACTGCGCTTCATTTTGTATTTTATAGTCATTTTCAGAAATAACTAAGTTAGGAGCTTTAGTAGTCTTAAACTCAGCCATTAACGCTTACCATCCTCACGACCATCTACTCTTGGATAACCTAACTGCCATTGCACACCAATCCCGTCTGATGCAATTTTAAAGTTCATCTGGCGACCTCGTGCTCTTAAAAATACTTGGTTAGTATATTGGTCAATAGTTGCTGAAGTGACTACAGGTTTAGTATTAGAGGTACCACTTACATCTGAAGTTGAAGGTAATGCACCAGGAAATTTACGTACACCCACTGTAATATCAACCTCAGGAGTTAATGCCTGTCCTGTAATTTTATTAACTGTATCAGAGTCAGTAAAGTTAACATCAGGTATAACCCTATTAATTAATATAAATTTATCACCATCTCCAATGTCCATATCAGCAGACTCAATATAAGAAGTTATAGGTAGAGGAGCAGCACCTAGCGGTTGACCATTATCATTACCTTTTTCATGTGCATAAACCCATCCATCATTTACTGCAATTGGATAATCAGTTACACCTGCATCTAGCCATGAAGTTCTTTCTAAAGTGCCATAATACCAAATATTTTCTTGGTGATTATAAATAACATATCTATCAATATCTTGTGATCCTTCAGATACATAAAACCATACTACTTCGTTATACTCGTTGTTAGTTCCTGCAAAGAATAAGTCAGATTGTTCACGATTAATATCATCAAAGATATACTGTTTTAATGTACAAGGTAAGGTATCTACACGACCAGAGTAGGCATAGAATTTATCTGTACCCATCCAGTAAATAATGTTGTTTGCTTCAGCCACAACGTTTGGACTCATAATATTAACGTTTGATGATAATTCTTGTAAACCAAAAACTTCTTGTGTGCCTAAAAACTGTAATGAACTTAGTGAATAGTCTGTCCATATCAATGTTTCTTGTCGAGTAGACTTAGCTGTAATGATACGAGAGCCTGATTTAAGACGTAAAAACCCTGCGGTATTAGTAGCTGTAGGCTGCCATTTTTCTGGTTCAGGACCTACTGTAGCATCTACATTAGACCATCGAATTAATAAGGGGTCATAGGAACCTAAATAGTTAGGAGATGCAGCAGCTGCGTCATAGTTAGTACAAGCTAAAGCTAATAAGTGTCCGCTTGGTGCAAACATAATTTTACCTACTTGTTGAGGTACAGCAACGGCACCAGCAATAGAACTAAGTAAAACTGCACGGTTAGAAAAACCTGTGTTATATACCCAATAATATATATTAGAGTCTCTAATATTAAAGATTAAATCATTATTAAACTTATCTTGAAATTGTAGTCTTGGTATAAAATAGAACGGTACAGTTGAACCAGAACCCCAAGTTCCTCGAGCCCAAGTGCCTGTACCCCAACCATATCCTGCTGTAGCTGTAGCAAACCCTATACTAATTTGAAATGCTGCAGTAATCCCTGTACCCCCACCAGATGCTACTGTCGAAGTCGCTGCCGTTGTTACTGTAAATGTAAAAGTGTTTGAGTCAACAACAGTGATTTCGTGTTCGGCATTTAATTCACCTGCTGGTACTCCACCTACCGCAGTAGCCCCAGTAAAAGTAACGTAGTCTCCGGTTGATGCGCCGTGTCCTGTAATAGATACTGTAACCGTTGTAGAAGCGTTTGTTGTAGCAAAACAGTTGTCTGTATCAGGAGTTGTTCTTGTTGAACGAATCGGAGTAATGTCATACAGGGTTGTACCAGCATTTACATAGATTTTTTTATGAGTACCAATGGTAATTAGGATAGACCCATCAAGTGTCACGTAAGTAAATAAACTACGAGCTTGACCTTCATATTGGTCAAAGGTTTCTACTTCCCACCCACCAATCTTTTCAGGAAAGCCTTGTCTAAACCTAATTTTATCGGACGCCCACCATCCACCCTCTTGTGAATAGTTGGTTCTATCTCGGTTAACTCCTGGTTTAAATCCTAATTTAATTAATGGCATCTTATGCTCCTGACATAAACATCGCATGTTCTGCGAGGCGTCTTCTTTGTAATCCTTTTAATACCCGACCCCCTGCACGACAATACTTCAAAAGAACTTCTCCAGCACGCGTTTTATCACCACGTATAAATGCTGACCGAACTGTCGAGCGCTGAAATGTTCCCAAACCAAGATTAAAGCTAAAGCTGACAAGAGCATCAAACTCAGACTGCTTTGGTTGCACAGTACCCAACAGACGAAGTACTCCCAGCTCGAAGCGTTGTAAGTCGTATTTAAGTAATCCATCTACTTCCTCTATTGTCCATATTCTATTATCTTCTGGTTTTAATTTAAATTCTTTTCTATCTGCTAAGTTCATTACAAGTTGTCTAGGATATAGCGCATGACCACAACCGACCGTCCATACATTACCACTGCACATATATGGCCTATACTTAACCCCCTCGAAATACTTGATGAGGTGTATACCTGTCGGTGATGTTTTCATTATCTATGTCTATCCCAATGCCTCGAACCAAACCAAAATCCTATAATACTTGCAAAAATAGCCATCTCTTCGTCAGAGAATATAATTTCTAATGCTGTAACAAAATCTACGCCAGACTTAATCGCCCAGATTAAACCTACAATGTCGATAAATAATACAATAAAAACAAAAATATAGGTGATAACGGGGCGAACACTAGCACGGAGATTAAGAACCCAAGGAGACGCACCCTCCGACATTTTCGCATCATGCTTGTAAAGCGCCATTCTTTCTTGTGCGTAGGTTTCCATTTCAACTTGGTCTGTTCTAAACTCTTCAATACGTTCTTGTGACGCATAACCTTTCTCGGCAAGAGCGAGAGCTCGCTCCATATCCAGT